CTATTTGGTTTTCCGTTCGCTGCTTATAGCCGCCTGCAACGCCGCGTCAACTTGCTCGGCGGCGTCGGCCTGCATTCCCGGCATCACGTGTGAATAAAGGTCGAGCGTAATACCGATCGTCGAATGCCCCAGGCGCTCGCTCGCCACCTTTGGGTGAATGCCGGCCGACAGCATCTGCGACGCATGGGTATGGCGAAGGTCGTGGAAGCGAATCCGGGGCAGCTTGGTCTTGCCAAGGACGCGGACCCACTCATGCGTCAACGACCTTGGCTGTATCGGCTGACCGTCGATCTGGGCAACCACGAAGCTGTCGGCGTCGGGACGGATGCCAAGCCGCAACTGCTCCTCGGCCTGGCGCGCCCGATGCGCCTTCAGCTCGGCGACGGTGCTCGCCGACAAGGCGACGGTTCTGGCCCTGCCGCTCTTCGGCTCCTTGTAGCGGACGCCGTCGTCGGTCTGCTCGGCGCTCTCGACGATAGCCAACTGGCGGAGGTTGTCGCCAAGCTCGACGTGGCGCCACCTCAGGGCAAGGATTTCACCGCGCCGTAGGCCACATGTCACCGCCAAGAGCGTCGGGATAAACATCCGCGTCGGCCGGAGCGTTTCCAGAAGTGTCGCGGTCTGCGGGACATCGTAGGCCAGCATCTTCTTGCGCTCGACCTTCGGTGGAGTCGACGCCATCGCCGGGTTGCGGGATAGCCTCTCCCAGGTCACCGCCTGCCCAAGCGCCTTGATGAGAACGCGGCGGTAGTGGTGAACCGTGCGCGGCGCCAGCGGGGGCAGGGGCTTGGCCTCCTCGCCTTCCTTGCGCTTGCGGTGATCGGTGCGGGGCTTCGTCAGCGCCTCCGAGAGGGCCGCGTCGATGCGGTCTGTCTTTAGCTTGGCGAGGATCACGGCGCCGATGAGGGGTACTAAGCCCTTGCGGCATATCTCGGTGTATCGCTCAAAGGTCTTCGGCGCGACAGACGGCTTGGTGAACTTCAACCACTCATCCAGAAATTCGGCGACGGTCTGTTTCGTTGGCTCGGAGTAGGTGCCAGCGTCGAGTTCGGCGATCAGCCGTGCCGCTTCCTTCTGCGCTTCGCGCTTCGTGCCGGTGAACGAATGCCATTTGCGTTTCTTCTTGCCGGTCTTGGGATCGGCCTCACCTACGTCGAGCACTATTGCGAAATGGCCTGGCGTGCGCTCGCGGATGTGTCCTTTCATTCCTTCGCCTTCGTGACAAATTCGCTCGTCACGTCTCTGGCCCGAACGGGTTTGGAGCCGGACTTGCGACTCTCGAATATTAACTCACGCGCCTTCACCAATTCTTTTTCGGCTTCCTCCAGGGCAGTTTCGAGGTTGCCGGTTTGGCGCAGTTTGCGCTCCGCATGCATCAATTGCCCGACCGTGATCAGCTGCATCGCCCAGCCTATGGGCACGCGAAGTTCAGAGATGGACTGCTTGCCCAGCATCTGCTCATGCATAAGGTTGATGAGGTCACGCGTGACGCGCCGGAACTCGTCCGCATGTATGTTGAATATTAGGCCGATTCGCACCAAACGCCGGACGGCATCAGATCGCGTTCCCACCCTGTTCGAATGCTGCCATTGATCGATCGCCTCCAGTTCCTCGGGCGATATCAGCATATGCAGCCGCTCGGTCTTCTCCCTGCCTCTGTATCCCTTCGGCACGAACTCTCCCCATCTGTGTGTAAATGCAGAATATGCACATATCCCCGTTGCCATCAAGGGCAAAACAGATTAGATCGTATATGCGCATATTCCGCATAACCCGATCAGGGGAAGACACAATGACACTTGAGGAAGCTTTAGCCCGCCCAACGGTCTCCATCCCTGAGGCTGGCGCACTCTTTTTCAATCTCGGCCGAAACGCCGCCTACAACGCCGCCCGAGCCGGTGACATTCCTACGATCAAGGTGGGCGGGATCTTTCGTGTTCCCGTGGCTCCGATCGCGGAAAAGCTCGGTTTGCGCACAACCGTAGGACGGGCCACGGCATGATAACTGGCGAGCAGCAACGCGCCTTCGACGATTGGCGCGAACTGGCAACCCGAGCCGCAGAGACCAAGGCCCTCGCCGATGCCGTCGCGTCGGGGAAGGCCTTCGTCAAGTTCCATTATCTCTTCATTGAAGTCGACTTTCGGCCGACCGCGACGGCATCCAAATCCAAGGATGCCGCATGATCCGGAAAGCTACATTGCCGAACCGCGACCTCACCGTAAACGAAGCCTTCGCCCTTACGAAGCGCATTCGCACCGCAGTCGACAAGGTGTGGTCTCTCCTGCTGGAAGCGCATGATCGCAAAGCCTGGAGGGCTCTCAAGTACCCTTCCTGGGAAGCCTATATCAAAGCAGAATTCCAAATAGGGCGCGCCCATGCCTACCGGCTTCTGGACCAAGGCCGGGTCATCCGCGCAATCGAGGAAGCCACCGGCAATTTGTCTCCATCTGGAGACATTTCGGAAGCCGCCGCCCGTGACATCAAGGATGATCTCCCATCCGTGACTGAAGAGATCAAGGCCCGCGTCGAGCAGGGTGAAGTGCCGCAGAAGGCCGCCACCGATGTCATCGCGGCGAAACGCGCCCAGAAGGATAGGACCAAGGCCGACAAGAAGGCGCAACAGGCCGAGCATGACCGCCAGCGCAACGAAGCCCGCGCAAAACTTCCTGACGCCGTTAAGCAGAGCGAGGTCGTAAGAGAGGCCGCGATTGCAGCCGCTAAGGCCAGCAAGCCCGATTGCGGCCTGACCGATGCCGAGCGCGTCGCGGAGCTTGAAGAACATGCTCGCATCGTCGAGGCCGAAAACGCTGAGCTAAAGGTGGAGAACGCCAAGTTCGGCGACATGTGGGTCCAATACCAGAAGGGCGGGTTTGATGCGGTCATCGCCGGCAAGGACGAGGAAATCCGCTCCCTCAACGCCCGGCTGATCCAAGAAAGCGAAGACAAGGCGGGTTGGATGAACCGCGCGAGGGCGTGGCAGAAGCGCGCGCTGGATCTCGGCTGGTCCAGCGACGTCGTCATCCCGATCGATCAGCAGTCTGACGAGGTGATCCGGCTTTGACTGACGTGGCCGATCTCATCGACCGGATAAGGTCGTTCGGCGCGAACATCGTGCTGGATGGCAATTCCCTGCGCATCGTCAACCGACAGAAGCTGCCTCCGGCGGCCGGCGCCTACGTCGCGAAGCACGGGAAGGCGATCGCCAAATATCTGCGGTCAGATGAAAACATCGAGTTCGAAGAACGCGCGGCCATTATCGAGTTCGAAGGCGGCGCGCCTCGCGAATGGGCAGAGCAGTTCGCGCGCTACCTGACGAAGACGAAACCGGCGGCCACCGACGTTATGGAATGGTCGTGGTTCCTGACCACCTGTGGTCGGATGATCGACGAAGCGCCGAGGGCTGCATGAACGCGCTCCTGTCGATGCACCACCAAATCGAGCTTCGCCCGCACCAAGTCCGGACAGAAGAGCTGTTGCGCCAGCGGATTCGCGAAGGCGCCCGACGCATCATCCTGGTCGCGCCAACGGCGTTCGGGAAGACAGAAACGGCAATCGACCTGGTGACCAAGAACCAGGCCAAAAAATCTCGAGCCTGGTTCATCGTCGACCGCATCACCCTGATCGACCAGACCAGCGGGCGCTTCGCGAAGTACGGCATCGATCACGGCATCATCCAGGCCGACCACTGGCTGACCGACCCGACAAAGCCTGTGCAAGTAGCCTCAGCCCAGACGGTCGGCCGCCGGAAATACTCCGACGACGATTTGCCGAAACTCATCATCGTTGATGAGGCGCACTGCGAATACCAGACCACGCTGGAGCTGATCGACCGCGCGAAAGACGCGATCGTCGTCGGCCTGACCGCAACACCTTTCACCGACGGCATGGCCGACCATTGGGATGCGCTGGTCAACGGCGCGACAACGAACCAGCTTCTGGCCGACGGATGGCTGACCCCTCTCAAGATCAAGGCCTGCGTCACGCCGGACATGAAGGGCGCAAAGAAGGCGTTCACCGGAGAATACGACGACACCGACGCCGGTCAGCGCGGTATCACGATCATCGGCGACGTGATCCACACATGGGTGCAACAGACGCAGAAGCACTTCGGCGGGCCGGTGAAGACCATCGTGTTCTCGCCGTCGGTCGCGCACGGCGAAGAGCTTTGTCGCCAGTTTGCCGCGGCTGGGTTCAACTTTCAGCAGATCAGCTATCTCGACGCGTCCGACAACGAGCGGCGCGAAAAGATCGAAGAGTTCCGCAAGCCGGACAGCGCCATTCACGGGCTGGTATCGTGCGCGGTGCTGACCAAGGGGTTCGACGTGCCGGACGTAAGGTGCGGCATCTCCTGCCGGCCATACCGCAAGTCCTTCAGCTCGCACGTCCAGGAGCTGGGGCGCGTGATGCGCATTGCCGACGGCAAGGACTTCGGCCTGTGGCTCGATCACTCCGGCAACTGCGTCACATTCGCCGAAGACACCGCCTGGCTGTTCGAGCACGGCGTGGACAGCCTTTCGAGCGCACAGAAGAAGGACAGCGAGGCTCGCGAGCCAGCGGAGCGGGTAAAGCAGAAATATTTCTGCGGCGAGTGCGGTCTTCAGATGGAGCCGCATCACGATACATGCCTGTCGTGTGGTTGGCGCCGGCCGAAGTACGGCGAGATCCAGGTGGTTGAAGGCGAGTTGATCGACGTCGACTTCTCGATCAGGAATGCCTTCGAGCCTCGCAAGGGCCTACGCGCCAAATGCCTCGATGATCCGCGGGCGATATGGAACACCGCGCTGGCCTACTGCCTGTCAAACGGCAGGAAGGGCGACGAGGCCTCGCGCAAATGGGCCTATGGCGTCTGGCGCGGAATTTATCCCGGCAGCAAGCTTCCTTACGGGCTCTACGAGACCGCTTGCGAACCGGCAAGGGTCCAGGTCGATGAGTGGCAACTGGTCGAGCGTGAGGTGAAGCGCTTCCGCAAAGGTTCTCAGCGGAGGGCTGCATGACGACCATCGACCAGGCCATCAGCAACGCCTGCGATCAGGCCGGCATCGTGCCGCCCAAGGCGATGACGCGCTTCGGCCAGTGGCTGAAGACCGACACGTTGGCGGGAAAGTCCGGCAAGGGTGACGGGCGAGTGATCGTCAACGAACTGAACGTCACAGCCTGGAACTGGCAGACCGGCGAAAAGGTGACCGTCTGGCTGAAGGATGATGTTTCCCCGGTCGAGCGCCGCAAGATCGCCCGCGACATCGAGGCAGCCAACAAGAAGAAGCTGCAGCGTGCGAAAGAGGCGGCCGGCAAGGCACAGGCGATGATGGCGAGGGCCTCACCGTCGCAACATCCCTACCTGAGCACCAAGGGCTTCCCGCACGAGCGGGCGTTGGTCATCGAGGCGGGCGCGGTCAAGGCGATCGGCGGCGAATACAGCTCCTACCTCCTGCCTGACAACGGCGGCGAGCGGGCGATTCTGATCCCGGCTCGCATCGGCTCCAAGGTGTCGAGCCTGCAATTGATCTGGGAAGACGGAACGAAGAAGTTCCTGGCCGGCGGCGAGATGGAACGCGCCTGTCATCGCGTTTCGACCGGGGCCTTCACCTGGTTCTGCGAAGGCTATGCAACGGCACTGTCACTGCGGACCGTCGTCAAGGCGCTGCATCGGAACGACTGCATCCTGTGCTGCTTCTCGGCTTACAACGTGCTGGCGGTCGCGCGGTCGACCAAGGGGCGCCGCGCCATCCTTACCGATAATGACAAGCCGCTGGCGCAATACGGCGGGCTCGGCACCGGCGAGTATTTCGCGCGCCAGGCCGACATCCCCTTCCTGATTCCGCCGCAACTCGGCGACGATCTGAACGACGTGCATTTGCGGGAAGGCATCTTCCCGGTGCAGCGCATGGTGTCCAACTTCTTGCGGGAGGCGACCATGTAGCAGTCGATCGGCCGCAAGGTGCCAAGGCCATGCGGGCAGCGGCGTCATCGCCTGAGCCTGCATCCGGGAGCGGTCTGGTAAAGCCGTTCGTCGCGCCGGACAACAGCGACAACATATTCTGCACCAAGCCCCGGCCGCGCCGGGCGGAGACAATCCGGGATACGAGACCGGCTCCGATCGCAGAGGCACCATTACCCACACAGGACGCACCCGGAAACGAGGTGCAGCCTCTCCCTGATCGTCTGGATGGTCTTTGAGAGGTGCCGCTGCCAGTCGAGGCAGGTGTAGGGCCGACAGGGTAACCCCGGCTCGCGTCTCTTCCCGAGACAATCACCTATCCAGATGTGCGCGTACCCCGTCCCAATCGGCACGGTAACGCGTCACGCTTCGTCCCGATGGGCGAAGTGTGTCTAGCAGAAAGGAATGCCGGGTTAGGGCAGGCCCGAAAACAGAGGTAGAGATGACACAACAACAGCCACTTCGGTTCTTTCAGTTCTCGTCCTTCAACAAGCGAGGAGGTAAGACGCACCCGCGTGTTGCCCGCACCCGGAACCGCGTCCTCGACCTGTGGGAGGGAATGGCCAGCTACTCCACCATCGCCGAGGAATTGGACATCTCCATCAGCACAGTGGTCGAGTGCATAGCCAGGGCGAAACGGCTCAAAGATCCTCGCGCCGAGCGACCGTACCGGCATCGAAAAATCCAGATCGCAGAAAAGCGTCGTCGAGAGATCAGGCGACTGCTCGATGACGGCTATCGGCCACGCGAGATAGCCAAGCGGCTAGGAGTTTCCAAGCGCCTTGTCCTAATCAGGATGCGAGAGAGCGACCCGTCTACAGTAGAGCAAACTAGATGAAGGGACGGAAGACAGGCGGCAGGGTTGCAGGCACGCCGAACAAGGTCACGGCCTCTATCAAGGAAGCCGTGACAGAGGCTTTTGAGAAGGCCGGTGGCGTTGACTATCTCGTAAAGCTTGCCGCCGAGGACCCTCGCACATTCTGTGGCCTTGTCGGCAAGGTGATACCTCTCCAGGTGGACGCCAAGCTTGATGGACCGCTCACGGTTCAAGTCCTAAAGCTGGCCGGGTCAGATGCCGACAATCCAGCTTCCAAATAACGGCTGGCGCCCTCGCTGGTATCAGCGCAAGGCTTGGGACACATGGGAGCGCGGCTGCAAGCGCCAGCTCCTGTTCTGGCATCGCCGCGCCGGTAAGGACGAGATCAACCTGAACATGCACGCGGTGTCCGCTCATGAGCGGCCAGGGACCTATTGGCACATGCTGCCCGAGGCCGCACAGGCGCGCAAAGCGATCTGGAATGCGGTCAACCCTCACACCGGCAAGCGAAGGCTGTTCGAGGCCTTCCCGGAACCGCTGATCGAGAACATGAACGACAACGAGATGTTCGTTCGGTTCAAGGTCGGCTCGACGTTTCAGGTGGTCGGATCGGACAACTTCAACAGCCTGGTCGGCGCGCCGCCGGTGGGCATCACGTTCTCGGAATGGGCGTTGGCCAATCCGGCGGCGTGGGCCTACCTGTCGCCGATCCTGGCCGAAAATGGTGGGTGGGCATCCTTCATCACCACGCCGCGCGGCAACAACCACGCCAAGGGCATGCTCGACGCGGTGAAGGGCAATGTCTTTGACCCGGTGACAAACCCACGCGGCTGGTTCAGCGAGGTACTATCGGCTTCCGCCACCGGCGCCATTGACGAAGTGACGATCGAGGAGCAGCGGGCGATCTATGTGGGCCTGTTCGGCAAGGAAACGGCCGACATGCTCATTGACCAGGAATATTACTGTTCCTTCGCAGGTGCGCTGATTGGCTCCTATTGGGGCGCTGAGATAGCCCGAGCTGAGCGGATGGGGCGCATCGGCACTGCGTTCGACATCGATCCCAAGCATCCGGTGCATACCGCGTGGGATCTCGGCAAGGCGGTCAACAACCCGATCTGGTGCTTCCAGGTCATCGACGGCGTGCCGATCATCGTCGACTTCTACGTCCCTGACAGCGAGGACCTTGAAGACTGGTGCAAATGGCTCGACGAGCAGGGCTACCACGGCGACGATTATGTTCCGCACGACATCCTGCATCCGCAGTGGGGAACGAAGCGCACGCGGCTCGACACGCTGAAGGCGCACGGTCGCAAGCCGAAGATGGTGGGCATGGTCAGCCTGGCCGAGGGCAACAACGCCGGCCTGCAGACGATCAAGGTGGCGCGCTTCAGGAACACCGACAGCGTCACCGACGGCGTCGAGGGCCTGAAGGCCTACCGCCGCGAATATGACGACGAGAAGAAGACGTTCCGCGACATCCCGGTCAAGAATTGGGCCGAGCACTATGCGTCCGCGTTCCGGTATCTTGGCCTCGCGTGGCGTCAGGCAATCGTCGCGGCCGAGAAGCCCGCAGGTGACAAGGGTGCATATGTCGGCCAGGCGGACGGCACGATACGCAGCCAGCAGACGGTGAAAGAAGCGGTTGACGCGATGGTCAGGCGTCGCCGCGCTCGTTCATGAGAGTTGACGCTCAGGGCTCCTGGTTCGCCAGGGTCCCGATTGCATACGGGCCAGCAGACAGTCAAAGAAGGCGGCTATTCGGGCAACTGGTTACAGTGATCAGGCATTTTCCTGCCGAGAGCATATTCTCCTACCGCAACATAGTCAGGATCAGTGCATCCGCCTGATACATCATCCCAATCACCAGGTGATCTTTTCCCCTGGAAGATCCAGCTGTTATGTTTCCGATTCAAGTCAACCGCGCAGGCATCTGCGCCTAACCAAACTAGGTGGCCGTCTTTGTTGTTGACACCGTTTGTAATTCGAACGGCATCGTTGTCCGTTGGATCAAAGGAACGAATAACACATTGGAGGATGTGAGTGCACACCCATTTCGGGCTTCCGCACGTTGCCTGACTCGCGACTGTAGTGGTGAGCAACGCGGCACATGAGATAGCAGTCAGCAAAAGCACTTTCATTTTTCCCCCAGAATGTGAGCCTTGTCGCTAAGCAGAACGGATTCATAGAGCGAATGCAAGCGGCTTAGAGTTTCGCGGACGTCGCCCCGAACATGCGCCAGTCGATAGATTGGAGCAGCTATGCCGCGCGCAGGTGGTGTCTATTCAGCCCCTCCGGGTACCAAGGGAACGCCGAACACCACGATCGAAAGCGCGAAGTACAACGCGCTGGTCGACGATCTGGTGGCGGACGCGAACGCAGCGAGGCCCGTCACGGCTGGCGGGTCCGGATCGAGCACGGCGGTAGGAGCTGCTGACAACTTCAACGCAGCTGGTGCCGATATGGCCTCGGCCGCGACTGTCAACCTGGCAAACACCACAGGTACGCTGGTCAACATCACAGGCACGGTCACCATCACAGCGCTTGGCACGCTCGCTGCCGGCGCCGAGCGGGATCTCGTGTTCGCCGCGTCGCTGACCTTCACGCACAACGCTACGAGCTTGATCCTGCCAGGTGCAGCCAACATCACCACGGCGGCCGGCGACGTTGCCCGAATGCGTTCGCTTGGCGGCGGCAACTGGAAATGCCTTTCATACCAGCGGGCCGTAATCGCGCCCTATGCCGGGCCTTCCGGCACCGAAACGCTGAACAACAAGAGCCTGGTCGACAACACCACGTTCATCATCGACGAGGCCGACGCCACCAAGAAGGTGAAGCTTCAGGTCTCCGGCGTTTCCACCGGCACAACGCGCACGCTGACCGCGCCAGATGCCGACGGGACGGTTGCGATAAACTCGCGGCTGATCGGCAGTGGATTCCGCAATCTGAAGGTTCAGGTCACCAGCGACACACAGGTAACGATTACCGCCGACGCGCTTAGCGTCGAGGACGCGAGCGGCTATCTGGCGCGTCTCTCCGCCGTCAACGTCACGGCAGCCATCAATGCATCGGGCGCCAACGGCCTCGACACCGGCGCCGAGGCGGCAAGCACCTGGTACTATGCCTGGGTGATCTGGAACGGCAACACGACGGCCGCTCTGATCTCCATGAGCGCCACGGCACCGACGATGCCCGGCGGGTACACTCACAAGCTGATGGTCGGCGCCATTCGCAATGACGGTTCATCGAACCTCTGGCGGACGCTTCAGTATGGCAGGGAATGCCGCATCGTCATTGGAACCAATCCGGCCGCCAGTGTCCTGATCGCGAGCGGGACCACTGGTGACCCGGCGGTGGGCACCTACACGGATCTGGACCTTTCGGCCTTTATTCCGCCTCTGGCGACCAAGGCGTACTTCACGGTCAGCAATGCCGTCGACACCGGGGCGGAACTGATCCTGTCGCCGAGTGCATCGTATGGCGGCGGAGCATCGTCCACCAATCCGTCCTATGCGTGCTTCATCGTCGCGTCCGCCGCGATCAACGGCTCCCTGCAAATGTACGTGCCGCTGGAGACCGCGCAGCACGTCTGGTGGGCCAGCGACAGCGGTTCGAACAAGCTCTTCATTCGTGGCTGGGAATTCAACCTCTAGGAGCGTCACATGGACCGCAATTTCCAGCGGGCGCTCGCGCTCGTACTCAAGTCCGAAGGCGGCTGGTCGAACAATTCGGCCGATCCTGGCGGCGCCACAATGAAGGGCGTCACGCTGGCCAATTTCCGCCGCTACGTGAAGGCCAACGCCACCAAGGCCGACCTTCGCAAGATCACGGATGAACAGATCGCCACGGTTTACCGGCGTTTCTACTGGGACGCCGTGGCGGGCGCCGAGCTGCCGGATGGCATTGACTATGCCGTCTTTGACTTTGCGGTGAACAGCGGGCCGGGCAGGGCGGCGAAATACCTCCAGGCGGCGTGCGGCGTCGGCGTGGTGCAGGATGGCCGGATAGGACCGGCCACGCTCGCCGCGGTGCGGGCCAAGCCTGCCGGCGTCGTCATCGACACGCTCTGCGATGCCCGGTTGGCGTTCCTCAGGCGTCTGCCGACCTGGCCGACCTTCGGCAGGGGCTGGTCAAGCCGCGTGGTGTCAGTGCGCATCCAGGCTATGATGATGGCCGAGCCTGTTTTCGTTCAGCCCGTGCCGACTTCCACGGTCTCCGGCGCGGCGCAGCCGAGCGTGCCGCAAGCTCCTACGCCTGCCGCTGCCGCCAAGGAGCGCAATCCGCTCTGGGCTGCGCTGTTCGCATTCCTCAAAGCCATCTTCGGAAGGAACTGACTATGTGGGCCACGATACGCGCCTGGTTCAAAGATTCCGAAACCATCGTTTGGGCTCGGCTCCAAATGCTTGCTGGTGCGGTGCTGGTGGTGATCGCCACGACCGATCCGACGCTGTTCAACCAGTACATCCCGGAGCGCTGGTTGCCGCTCTACATCGTCGGCTCCGGCATCGTGACGGAGTTTGCCCGCCGGCTGCGTGCAAAGGACATGTGAGATGGTCGAGGTCTTCACCGCGCTCCTCGAATCGTTTCTGCACAATCCAGTCGTCATCGCGATCGGCGCGGGCATCGTCATGGCGGTTGGCGCATGGGTTAAGGGCCGTCTCTCCGGCGCCAAGGCAGAACGCAACAAGCAGGCTGTGGAGCGGGTGGCAGCCCGTGACGAGGCAGACAAGATCGACCAGGCCGTTGCTGGCATGTCTGACGCCGAGGTTCTGAAAGAGCAGGCCAAATGGTCGCGCCCAAAATTCTAGCCCTGGCTGCGTTCGTCGCCCTTGCCGCCTGCCAGCACGTGCGCGGCAGCTTCTGCGACCTCGAGAAGCCGAACCGCAATCCCGTCGAAGACATGACGTCGACCGAAGCGCGGTCGGCACTCGCGCACAATCTCAAAGGCGCCAAACTCTGCGGCTGGAGGCCATGATGCACGAATTCCTCGACTTCCTCGGCATCAAAGGCCCTGTAGTGGCTGCCGGCCTCGCTGGAGGCATCCTGCGGGCTCTGTCGCGCCACCGGTACAAGATCCGTGAGATGATCGCTTCGCCGATCTGTGGGGCGCTGGCGGCAGCTTACCTGACGCTGCCGACCGTCTCATGGTTCGAGGCGACGGGCCTCCCGATGCCTGACCCCACGGACGATACGACGACGCTTGCAGCAGCCTTCTTGATCGGGGTCAGCGCAATGTGGATCTCGGACATCCTTTTTGAGTTCGTTATCCGAAAACTCAAGCCAGGCGACGGATGACTGACTCATTCTTTGCAATTGTAGCCGGACTCTGCTTTTCTTCTCCCGTATTGGGGAGGGGAAAGAACATGACAGCGGAAATTGCTGTGATCAATAAGAGTGCTGTTGCTCTGGCTGCCGATAGCAAAGTCACGCTATCGCGGGGTGGAAAGCAGAAAACCTACGACACCGTCGACAAGCTGTTTTCCATATCCAAGACAGAACCCGTCGGTGCAATGATATATGGAAATGCGGAGTTCATGCGTTTCCCGTGGGAGACCATCCTAAAAGAATACCGGCGTCGCGATCCTCGGAAGAAGTTTGACACGGTTTTTTTGTGGGCAGAGAACCTTTTCGAATTCCTGCTCGGCTTCTTCCCTTTTAAGGAAGACGATGAGGATTTTGCTGCTCTCTCCATCGTAGAGGCTTGGTTGCAGCACTACTGGGAGACATGCGCCCGAGCATCCCAGGGACCCGACCAGTTCAAGGCGAACTACATTGCGGAGATCAAGGCTGCCATTTCCGAACTCAAGAAGTTGGATGACTTTTTAACCGACGACGAATGGACCGCATTCCAGAAGCGGCTGGCGCCCAAGCTTGAGGCGGCGCTGAAGCGCGGGTTTCTCAGCCAGTTCGGTGATATCATCGAGGACCTTAGGACATTCGCTGAGCTCACTATATACGGAAGGCCTATCCCTCGCCAGGTTCATCCGGTTTGGTCATAGCAGGATTTGGGGAAAAAGAGCTTCTTCCGTCACTGCAGGCGTTTCGGCTTGATGGCATTTTGTGCGGCCGTATCAAGGCTCTTGAAACGGACAAGTTCGACGCGACCAGGGAGAACCGTGGGGGCGTGATGCCGTTTGCTCAAACCGATATGGTCGATCGCTTCATGCAGGGGATCGATCCGGAATATGCAATCCAGCTTCACGAAAGCATCAAAGGACTATTGTATTCGAACGCTGTGGACACTGCACTGGCCCTTGGCCACTCCAAGGAGGACGTCGAAAGCAAGAGCGAAGCCTTCACAACCGCGACGCAAGCTGCAGTCGACAAATTCTGGGAATCCCACCAGCGCATCCGGCGGGAACGATTTGTGTCACCTATTGTTGATATGGCGATGAGTTTGCCGAAGGATGAGTTGGCGAATCTGGCAGAGTCGCTCGTGAGCCTAACGTCCTTGCAGCGTCGAGTATCACGGGAACTTGAGACCGTGGGAGGCGCAATTGACGTGGCTGTGATCTCGAAAGGCGACGGTTTTGTATGGATAAAGCGAAAGCACTATTTCAAAGCGGATCGAAATCTGCGCTTTGTAAATAGCTATTTCGCGGAGTACGGCGAGGGCACCAACGGAGGAGCGATCGATGAACATGCCCCAGCGACGGCAGATTGACGTGGGTGGTCGGTTTACATCTTCGTCTGTTGAGCAAAAGCGTGCGATTGAAGAAGTGACGAAACAGAGCGTCGGACTGGCTTCTCGGGTCTATCAAAAGGCAATCGAAACGGAATTGAAGAAAAAGCCAACTGACGATCACAAGGCCAAGAAGTAAGCTCTCAGGCCGCCTGTCGTTTCGGCGGGCGGCTTCTTGGTTCGACAGCGCACTCAGCATTGCAAGCGGCTTAGAATTTCGCATTCGCCGCCGCCATCCTGTCCGCCATGGCAAAGGCGGACAAGCGCACTCCAGACCAGCAGAAGCAGGGCGAGACCCTTCGTAAAGAGGGGTCGAAATGGCTTGCGCGCGTCGAGGCGGCCGGCAAGCTCGAAAAGCAGTGGATGGACGAAGCCGAAAAGGCGGTGAAGGCCTACACTGGCGAGACCAGGTCCGACGACCTGAGCACGTCCGCCACGCTCGGCAACACCTACGACTTCAACATCCTCTTCGCCAACGTCGAGACCATCGTCCCGGCAATCATCAACAGTCCGCCCGCGCCAGACATCCGCCGCCGCTTCGCTGACGAAGATCCGGCCGCAAAGGACGTCGCCGAGCTGATCGAGCGCGCCATTCGCAAGCAGGTCGACGATTCCAAGCTCCAGGTCGAACTGGAAGGGGAGGCGCAAGACGGTTTCCTGGCTGGTCGCGGCATCATCCGGCTTCGCTTCAAGAGCGACATCGTAAAGGACGAAACGACCAATGCGGAACTTGAGCGAGCGAGCGCAGCCGCTGACGATGGAACAGGTGCTGGCGCTGCAACGGCTCGCGACGATTCTGAAGGCGGGGACGACTATTCAGCGCCATCTGAGGCACCTGCTGCGGGCGGCCAGTCCGAACGGCTCGCGAACGAATGCATCGAATTCGAGGCCGTAAGCTGGCGTGATTACCGCCACGGCCCGGCGAAGCGCTGGAAGGATCGGCCCTGGGACGCATTCCGCTTCGTCGTGCAGCGCGAAGACGAGGGTTCGGTGTTCGACGCCGGCCTGATCAGCATCCAGACCGACGACCAGGAGAAGAAGGCGCGCGGCGAAGGCGACAGCGACCTATGCGGCTGGGAAATCTGGGACAAGAGCAGCCGCAAGGTCATCTTCATCGACGACAACGGCGTTGTGCTGAAGAAGGTCGACGACCCGCTTGGCCTGAGCGATTTCTTCCCGATCCCGGCGCCGGTGCAGCCGATCGAGCTGACCGGCCGGCTGATGCCGGTCAATCCGTTTTCGATTTATAGCCGGCTCGCCGACGAACTGGACCTGACCACCAAGCGCATCGGCGTCATCACCCGCCACATGAAGGTCAAGGGCTGGTATTCCGGCGACGCCGGCGACATCGCCAACATGCTGGCGGCCGACGACACGGAATTCGTGCCGATCGGCAATGCCGATATCTGGGCTGCCAACGGCGGCCTGTCCGGCGCGGTCGCGTTCTGGCCGGTCGAGAAGTTCATTCTGGTGCTGCGGGAGCTCTACAGCGCCCGCGAACAGACCAAGCAGGCCATTTACGAAATCACCGGCATTTCCGACATCGTGCGCGGCGCTTCCCAGGCGAGCGAGACCGCCACGGCGCAGAACATCAAGACGCAATGGGGCTCGCTGCGCATCCAGAAGATGCAGCGCATGATGGAACGCTGCGCGCGCGACATCTTCGTGATGATGGCGGAAATCATCCCGGCGAAATTCTCGCATGAGACGCTGCAGCAGATGACTGGCGTGCAGATCATCCCGACGCAGCAGGATCTGACGCCAGTGCAGCCGCCACCGGCACCACCGCCCGGCGCGCAGGTGCCGCCCGAGCAGCAACAGCAGCTTCAGCAGGCCATGCAGGCGGCTCAGCAGGCCGAACAGCAGCGGCAGGCGAAGCTGGCCAAGCTGCAGTCGATCCAGCAGCTTCTGACGCAGCGCCTGGCCATGATGTACCGGATCGACGTCGAGAGCGATTCAACGGTCAAGGCAGACCTCACCAGGCAGAAGGCCGAGGCGGCCGAGTTCATGCAGGCTGCCGGCGCCTACTGGACCGCTGTCGGTCCGCTGATCCAGCAGGGCGAACTGTCGAAGGAAGTGGCGGTCGAAATCTTCGCCGCGAACTCGCGTCTCTTCAACCTCGGCAAGTCGGTCGAGGACGTTCTGGAAAAGATGGTGACCGATGCCAAGGCGCAAGCCGGCCAGCCTCCGCAGCCCAGTGCCGAACAACAAAAAGCTCAGGCGGACGCGAAGGCGCGAGAGGCGGACCAGGCGCAAAAAGTCGCTGATGCGAAGATCAAGTCGGACGCCGCTGCGCAAGACATGCAGTTCAAGCGCGAACAGCACGACATGACGATGGCCGAGAAGCGCCTTGACCTTCAGTCGAAGCGACAGGCTGCACGCATCGACCAGAACCAGGTCCTGCTCGGCAACGGCATCGTTCCGCCGCCGGATCCCGAGCAGATCGATGGCCAGGCGGTGCTGAAAGAGATGGCCGCGCAGCGCGACATGTTCGGACAGGCGCTCGCTGCGCTCATTCAAGTGCTTTCGCAGCCGAAGCAGATCGTTCGGGACGCCCAAGGCCGCGCCGTGACGGCGGTCCCGATGCAAACCCCGACACAGCAGCCGGTGCAATGACGATTTCCCTGAAGCACAAGTTTCATTCGGCCATCCCGGATGCAGGCGACCCGACGATTGTCCAGCCGTCGAACTGGAACGACGAGCACGACCTGATGCAATCGACCGGGAAGTTGCTTGGCCGCGTAACGGCCGGAGACGGCGTGACGGAAGAACTGACGCCGGCACAGGTGCGTACTCTGCTCAACGTGGCGGATGGCGCTACCGCGAACCAGACAGACGCATTCCTCCTGGCTCGGGCCAATCACACCGGCACGCAGCTCGCCGCGACCATCTCGGATTTCTCGACGGCGGCCGACGCGAGGGTCAGCGCTGCAATTGGCATTACGGTGCAGGCTTATGACGCCGACCTGGCCTCATGGGCTGGCGTGACGCGCGCTTCAGGCTTCGACACGTTCGCGGCCACTCCATCGAGCGCCAATCTCAGGGCGCTTCTGACGGACGAGACCGGAACGGGCGCGGCGTATTTTCAAGGTGGGAACCTTGGAACGCCATCCGCTGGCGTTCTGACCAACGCCACAGGCCTGCCTCTCTCGACTGGCGTTACCGGGACGCTGGCGGTTGATAATGGCGGGACACCTATCCCGATCTATGCAACGACCGTCACGCTTGCGGCGGCAACAGTGCCGAACACCATAACCGCCGTTCAGGTAGCGGATTTCTCATCCCTCGGGGATAGCGGCGGCCACAGGCGCAAGCGCGTCACTTCACAACCCACTTGGGGCGGCATTCGCTCCACTGATCGCTTCCTGCCGAATGGCTCGGTAGACGCGGCCAATGGCGGCTGGTGGGACGTTGACGAGGCCTATCCCAATGAACTGATGTTCGGAGGCGTGTCCAGCGCCAGCAATGCCGTCCAGACTGCCGCCATTCAGTCGATGCTCGACTATTGCGCTTCAGGATTCGGCGGCAAGAAGGCGACAAATCTTCGCCTGCACACGATCACGACAACGATCAATGTCCCGGCCGGTGTGACGCTCGAATGGGGCGCCGGGTTCACGGCGAATCCTACGTTTGCCTGGTGGACCAAGGCTTTCAACGGGGCGATGATCACCGTTGGTGAAGGCTCCCGGATCATCCGCCCGCAGTTGACCGGCGATGGGGCTAACTTCACCGGTCCCGGCATTTCGATTGCGACGGGGAACAATCAATACATCCATGATCCCTACATCGTGGACATGGCGTCGGCGCCGATCGACTTCCCGACAGGTGGCGTTGGCGTATCGTTCACCTGTTACGGCGGATACCTGAGCAACCACACCAACGGCGGCGATGGCGTCTCTTTCCCGGCAACCGAACTGACGACGACAGGCTATCGTTTCTTCACCAATACGAAGCTCGTCAATTCCATCTACAACCTCAAAAACGGCAACATGACGCAGATTGTCGGCGGCTACAGCGCCGGCATGGATTTTTCTGCGAACACGACTGGCCGCGTCCTTGTCTCTCTGCACCGCTGCGCGACAACGACGCTGACGATCTACGGACGCGAGCATCATATCGCCAACTGTTCGATCGGCGGCGACGTGGGGCGGCACCGAAATCCAGGTGCAGCTCGAATACGCGGAAAACAGCACGTATCAGCGTTACGCCGGCCTCGACACGCTGAACACCAACGGCTCGGACGTCGTCACCTCCGCCAAGTACGATTGGGCGCAGGTCGCGTTGCATGTCGTGTCGAGCGGCAAGGAGCTTCGGCAGAACTCAGGCAAGTTCGCGATGATCAACCTGGTGAAGACCAAGAAGAACAACGCGCTCAAGACGGCTGCCAACAACTTCTCCGTCGACCTCTATTCCGACGGTTCGCTGTCGAACCAGATCGGCGGCCTGGCCAACATCCTGCAGACCAACGGCCAGGGCATCGTCGGCGGTATCGACGCCGCGACGTGGACGTTCTGGCGCAACAAGTTCCGCGAAGCCACCGGCACGAACCTTGCCGCGACGCCGAACGCAGCCAATGCCGCCACCTTCAAGGCCGACATGAACGCGATGTGGCTCACCCTGAACCGCGGCGCCGACAAGCCGGACCTGATCACGTTCAGCCATGACTTCTACTCGCTGTACGAGACCGGCGAGCAGCAGCTTCAGCGGTACATGGACGCCGACATGGCTCAGTCCGGCTTCATCGGCCTGAAGTACAAGACCGCCGACGTGATTTTCGACGACAACACGAATTTCACGACCACGGCCGAGAAGGGCTACTTCCTCAACTCCGACTACCTCTACGTCGACCAGCACAAGGAGGCGCAGTGGACGCAGGACGACGAGAAGAAGCCCGTCAACCAGGATGCGGTTGTCATCCCGTTCTACTGGATGGGCAATCTCGTCTGCTCGAACCGCTCGCTTCAGGGCGTGATCTTCGACGCGGCATAAGGAGCAAGAACGATGACCTCTTTTGTTGGTATCGACGTCACCAAGACGTTCACCGCCGCGCAGCTCACCGGCACGGAATCCGGCAAGGCTCCGAAGATCGGCGACACTTACGAATCGTATGACGGCAAGGTCTATCGCTTCGTGAAGTACAACCAGGGTGCCGGCGCAATCGCCGCCGTCGCCAACAACGTCGTAGGCTTCTACGCTGCCGGTGGCGTCTCTGCCGGCCAATACAACGAAGTCACTTCCGACGTGTCCGACACCGCCGCGAACGGTGCTGGCGTTCTGGCGGGCGCGCCTGGCAACGGCGAGTACGGATGGATCCAGGTCAAAGGCCCGGCCACCGTCACCACCGCGCTCGTCTCGGGCGGCGATGGCAACGCGCTGATCCTCTCGGCCACCACCGACGGCACCCTGAAGGTGGCCGCCGCCGTGACCGACACGGTTTGCGCCTACGCGATCGACGCCTCGGCGAAGATCATCATGTGCGCGTTCCCGTACTGACCGCGCCTCGGGCGGGCTGCAACGGCCCGCCTGCCTTTCCTCTCACGAAGGAGTGCCAGAGATGGCCGACAAGTCTGACAAGAACGAAGCTGCCGAGCCGGTCGCAGTCGATACCCAGGCCGGCATCTTTCCGAAATTCCGCAAGCTTTGGAACGGCGGCGAGCACCGCAACGCGATCAACCTCGCCAACGCCGAAAAGCTGTCTGAAGCCGAGTGGTCAGCGCTGCTCGGAGAGTTTCCCGGCATCGTCGAAGTGATCAACCAGTAGGACGCCGCTGGCGCCCACAACGTTTCAGGAGCCGAACAAATGAGCGAAGCGCAGCCCCTTATCCGGGTGATCGGGTTCAAGCAGAGCTACGAGAAGCTGCCGGTCAAGGGCGACCCGGTGAAGGAGAAGTGCGACCACAAGGGCTACAGGCTCGACGCCAGCGGCCGGCGCATTCTTGAGCTTCAGCCCGAGGACTGGGTGACGTATTCGCCCTCACATTCGCCGCTGAACACGCGCACCACCGAACGCATCCGGCATCTCATCCCCGACCCGTCGCTGATGGGCGAGGACCAGGACGGCGAGAAGCTGCGTTTCATGACGGCCCGCTGGAACCAGATCGAGCCGGCCTATGCCGCATTCAAAAGCGGCCAGGAAATCCCGCTCAACGGGACCGCACTCGCCGCCTGGTCTGGCGTCACGCCCGAACAGGCCGAAGTGCTGCGCACCGCCGGCATTCGCACGGTCGAGGAAGTCCGCGACCTCACCGACGGGCAGCTTGACCGCGTGCGTCTTCCGAACATGCGTGATCTGCGCAAGCAGGCGGCGCTCTTCCTCGAGAACAGTGACGCGGCCAAGGCCGCCGAGCGCGAGGCCGCGAAGGATGCCCAGATCGCCGCACTGATGGAGCGTCAGGAGGCGATGGAAGCCATGATCGAGGATCTGACCAAGCCGAAGGCCAAGGGCAAGGAAGCTGCCTGATGTCCATCCTCGACGTGGTCAAGGGCGCCGCGACAGTGCTCGGCATGGAAGTGCCGACGCTGCTCTATGGCGCGACCGGTCGAGAGATGGTCGAGATGCAGGCACTGGCCAACGTCATGGCGTCCGAAATCGCGGATGCCCATGACTGGCAGAAGCTGCTTGTCCTGAAGACGCTCGCCGGCGACGGCGTGTCAGACGCGTTCGACATGCCTACCGACTTCCGGCGGATGCAGAAGACATCGTCGCTCTGGTCGTCGCGCTGGCAATGGGCAACCGAACACCTCACCAGCCCGGATCAGTGGCTTGAGCTTCAGGTGACGCCAATCGCCACGGTGAACGGCTACTGGATCATTTTCGGCGATCAGTTCCACCAGTGGCCGGTGATGGCGAACACCGAAACCGTCAAATTCTTCTACGTGTCGAACGATCTGGTCATGGCAAGCGACACGTCGAAAAAGACGATGTTCACCGAGGATGCCGACAGCTTCCGGCTTTCCGAGGTACTGCTGAAAAAGGCGATCATCGCCCGCTGGAAGCAGAACAAGGGGCAGGCCTACGAGCAGGATCTGGACGACTACCAGGACCTGCTCCTGCGCCGGATCGACAGCGACGGAGGTTCCAAGCCGGTCGTGTCCGGTCAGCCGCCTCTCAGTTGGCGCGGCCGGCGCGTGGCGTGGCCAGGCACGGTCACAGGTGCAGCGTGAGGTACGAACGCTTCCCCGGTCGCCGGAAAGCCGTTCCGGCCCCTGCGCGCGCCATGGCGCAGCCCTTCACCTTCGGTGCGCCCGTCGCAGGCTGGGTCACCAACCAGAGCCTGGTGAAGTCCAAGCCGTTCTCGGCCCAGACGCTTGAAAACTGGCTTCCGACCTCGACCGGCATCGTGATGCGCGGCGGCTCGGTCAAGCGCGCCACGATCGGCAGCGACCCGGTCGAAAGCTTCATCACCTACAACGCCGGCGGCACCAAGAAGATTTGGGCCTGCGACGAGACCACGGTTCGCGATGTCACGGCGTCCGCCGATGCTGTCACGCCGCCGGCCGCGTCGGTCACCGGCCAGACGTCGGGCTATTACTCCTACGTCAATTTCACGACCTCGGGCGGCTCGTTCGTCGTGGCGGTCAACGGAACCGACTTCCTGCAGCTCTACTCGACGACGTTCGACTGGACGGCGGTCAACGGCCTTGCGACCTATCGCCTGAACTTCGATGCCCAGACCGTCAACTTCATCAACGGCCAGGTCGTGACGGGTGGCACCAGCGGCGCGACGGCGACCGTGGTCAAGAACGTCGACAACGGCTCGACTGGTTCGCTGATGATCCAGTCGATCACCGGGACCTTCGTCGACAACGAGACGATCACCGGCGCTGGCGGCGGCTCGGCCACGGCCAATATCCCAGGCGGCGTCGTTCAGGTGTCGGCCGCCATCACCGGTGTTGCGACAAGCGCGCTGTCTCATGTCTGGCTCTACCGAAACCGCCTGTTCTTCATTCAGGGCGGCACGATGAAGGCCAGCTATCTGCCGGTCGATTCCGTCACTGGCGCGCTCGGCACGCTGAACCTGTCCGGCGTTTTCCAACGCGGCGGTTCGTTGCTGTTCGGCGGAACGTGGTCGCTGGATGCCGGCGACGGCATCGACGACAAGTGCGTGTTCGTCACGACCGAGGGCGAGGCGGCGATTTTCGAAGGCAGCAACCCTGCCGGCGCGACCGCCGCCGAGTGGAACCTTGTCGGCCGCTATGACCTCACCACGCCCATGGGCAAGCGCGCTACGATGCGCGCTGGTGGCGATCTGATCGTGGCGACGAAGGAGGGCATGGTTCCTATCTCGGCCGCGATCAACAAGGACGCCGCCGCGCTGTCCCTTGCCGCGGTCTCACGCAACATCGAGCCGGACTGGAAACATGAAGCGGCCCGGCGCCTCTCGTTACCTTGGGAGGTAATCAAGTGGCCGGACATGAACTATGCCATCGTCTCGCTGCCGATCACGGCCGAGGGGCAGGAGGCCTGGTCGTTCGTCGTCAATCTTGAAACCGGCGCCTGGTGCAAGTTCGTCGGATGGGCGACCCGCTGCATTGAACTGCATGACAGCCGCCTGTTCTTCGGGACCAATGACGGCAAGGTCTTCGAAGGCGAGATCAACGGCAACGATGACAGCGGGCCGATCTATTACACCTATGTCGGCAATCCCGATCACTTGAAGACGCTTGGCCGGCTGAAGACCGTCCACCAGGCGCGCCCGACGTTCCTCGCCTCGACCCCGTTCAATCCGAAGATTTCGTTCTCGGTCAACTACACGGTGACCCTGCCGACGGCGCCGGACGCGGCCGATGGTGGCACGGCTGACCTGTGGGATTCCGGCCTGTGGGATGTCGCCCTTTGGGACCAGGCCGCGCCGGTGGCGACTGTCAGCGGTGGGCAATGGATCTCGATCGGCAAGACCGGATACGTGCTGCAGCCGCAGGTGCAGGTGACCGGCTTTCTCAACCGCCGCCCTGATGTCGAGTTCGTGCAGCTCGACGTGACCTTTGAAAATGGCGGGGTGGTCGTATGAGCTACGACATCGCCATTGAGAACTTCAACGAGGCATGGCCGGAGCTCGAACCGCTTTGCCGCCGGCACTACGGCGAGATGCAGGCGCGCATGGCGGCCGAGGGCATGACGATCGGCGACTTCAAGCCGCGCCTCAACGTCTACGGCACCGCCAGTCACCTGCTTTGCTTCGTGGTCAGGATCGAGGGCGAGGCCGTCGGCTATGCCTTCATCTGGCTCACGCAGGACATGCACAACAGCGAACCCATCGCCATGGAGGACACGATCTATATGAGGCCGGATCACCGGAACGGCATCGGACGCCGTTTCACCAAACAGATCCTGGCCGAACTCAAAGCGCGCGGCTGCGTCAGGGCGCACGTGACCATCGCCACCGATCTGCGTGTTGCCAAGATGTGCGAGCGCGTGGGCTTCAAGCGGTCGGCAATCGCAATGACGTATTTCCTCCAGGAGGCCTGACAAGATGTGCGCGCCCGATCCTCCCGCCCCGCCGGATCCCAAAGAGACCTCTGCCGCGTCGACCTCGACGAACGTCGGCACGGCGGTCGCCAACGCGAACCTTGGCAACGTCAACCAGGTCACGCCCGACGGCAATCTCACCTATAGCCAGTCCGGCACCTACAAGTGGAACGACCCCTATACGGGAAAGTCCTACGACATCCCGACCTACACGGCGACGCAGACGCTTTCGCAGACCGGGCAGGCGATCAAGGATCAAACCGACCAGGCCAAGCTCAACCTCGGCGAGCTGGCCGCTGGTCAGTCGTCGTTCCTGAAAGACTGGTTGTCGAAGCCGGTCGACCTGTCGAACGATGCGACAGAGGCCCGCTTGATGGACCTCGGCATGAAGCGGCTTCAGCCGGCGCTGGACGCCCGTCGGGCGGCGAATGAGGCCGACCTGATCAACCGCGGCATTCGTCCAGGCTCCGACAACTACGCGCAAGCGCAAAACATCCAGAACCAGGGCGAGAACGACGCCTATGACCAGCTCCTGCTCACCGGTCGCGGGCAGGCGGTGCAGGAGGCGTTGGCGCAGAACTCGGCACCCATCAACAACCTGACCGCGCTGCTGTCCGGGTCGCAGGTGAGCCAGCCGAATTTCGTCAACGCGAACATGCCGACGATCCCGACAACCGACGTCGCCGGCCTGATCAACACCAACTACAACCAGAAGCTCCAGAACTGGCAGCAAAGCCAGGCGAACACCCAGAACCTTCTGGGCGGCCTGTTCTCTCTCGGCGCGTCGTTCATCTAGGAGGGGATCATGGGTTTCATCTTCGGCCCCGGCCAGCAGTACCAGACGCCCGAGGAACTGGCGAAGGCTCGCGCCGTTGCCGAGGCCCTGCTCAACCAGCAGCCGATCGCGCACAATGTCGGCGAAGGCCTTGCCGTGGTCGGACAGGCGATCAGGGGCAGGCGTGATCTGAACCGCATCATCAAGGCCCAAGGCGACATGCGGGCGGGCGGCGATAGCGTCTTCTCAGCGCTTTTCGGTGGTGGTGCCCCGGCCGCAACGTCGACTACGGCGCCGAGCGGCGGCGGAAACAATGTGGTTGCCTCGGCTCTTGGCGGCGGCTCGATGGGTAGCGCTCCGGACCTTTCCGGCAATGACGTCTACAACGGCTTCATGGACACGGTGAAAAGCAAGGTCACCAATCCTTACGGTCTCGCTGCCGTCGCCGCGACCGCCAACGCCGAAAGCCGCTTCAGTCCGAAGAACGCTTTCGGCTCCTGGGCGGACCCGAGCGAAAGCGGCCAGGCCGGCACCGCTGGCGGCATCCTGTCGTGGCGCGGCCCGCGCTTTGCGGCGATGCGGACCTTTGCCGGCAGCAACGGCGGCGATGCAAACGCTCCGTCGCCGCAGCTTCAGGCGCAATATTTCCTGCAGGAAGACCCCGGTCTGGTCGACGCGCTGAACGCGGCCAAGTCGCCGGAAGAGGCGCAGCGCCTGATGAACAACGCCTGGAAATTCGCCGGCTACAACCGCCCCGGCGGCGAGGCCGCGCGCCGTATTTCCATGGCCAATTCCTTCGCATCGCGGTTCGCCGACGCCGCCCCGGTACAGGTGGCGAGCCTTGAACCGGGCGCGGGCGTGTCGGCGGCGCTGAACAAGCGACCATTGCCGCAGGAGAGCCCGGCGACGGTCGCGCAGACCGTGCAGTCGCCGCGAGCGGCAGAGCCGCCTCCGGTGGCTACGAAGCCCGCAGCGGCGACGCAGACGGTCGTGCAGGCCAATCCAGCCTCCGGCGGCCCGAGCGTCCAACAGCTTCTGCAGGCCTCGCAGGATCCTCGCCTATCCGAGCAACAGCGCGGCGTCGTCAACCTGATGCTGAAGCGGAAGCTCGACGAGGCCAACCCGGCCAATCAGCTCGAACTGGAAAAGAACCGGCTGGAAGTGGAGAAGCTGCGCAACCCGCAGATCGAACCGGGCGAAAAGGCGCGCCTCGACTTCGATCGGGAGAAGTTCGCCGCCGAGCAGAACAAGCCGATCGAGGTGGGTGGCGTCCTGGTCGATCCCAAGACGCACGAGCCCGTTTACAGCGGCCAGCAGACCGATTGGGAAAAGCTCGACGAGCGCACGCTGTACAACAAGCGCACCGGCGAGACGCGGGCTGTCAGCATCGGCGGGGCGAACGCCGGACAATTCCGGTTCACGGGCAACTCCGTCGAGGCTCAGGCGCTCAACGGCCTGATGGACGGTGGCGGCCTCACGGTCGAGCAGGCGCAGCAGCTCGCCGCCGGCAAGACGATCAGCGGCCCGAATGGCGAATTGCTATTCCTGACGCCGCAGGGCGTGTTCGGCCAAGCTTCCGCAGGTGGCCCGGCCATGCCTGTGACGCCCAAGGCGGCACCGGCTCCCGCACCGGCACCGGAAGCTCCGGCCGCGCCAGGGAGCCAGGCGCCGACGAGCCCGCGCGCGGCCAATCCGCCACCGAGCGAGAACGCCGGTATCCTGCCGCTCACCGGCGCAAAGCAGAAGCCGCTGAACGAGCAGCAGCAGCGCGACAACAAGCTGTATTCGGTCGTCGCACCCGAGCTTCAGATCGTCGAAAAGAACTTCTCGGCCCTGTCCAATCCGTCGGATCAGGCCCTGTCGGCAATTCCGCGCGGCTCCGACTTTGGCGCCGAGTACCTGAAATCGCCTGAGTATCAGCGCGCATCGAACTCGCTACGCACCATCATCGCGTCCTACCTCTACAGCGTGTCCGGTGCCACGGCAGCGCCGGCCGAGGTCGAGAACCAGGCTGCCATCCTGACGCCCAAGCCAGGCGAGGCGAAAGCATCCCTCGACGACAAGCTGGCGCGCATCCGGCAGATGGTCGACGCGATCAAGAGCGGAGGCGGTTCCACCGCGCCGGCCGGCAACGCAGGCACCGGTAGCGGCACGACCAGCAACGGCTTGAAGTGGAGCATTGAACCCTGATGCCTACGCTCAACATCCAAGGCCGCAAGGTACAGGTCGACGACGCGTTTCTGTCGATGACGCCGGAGCAGCAGAACGCGGCGGTCGAAGAGATTGCCAAATCTCTGCCGTCACCAAACGCTGATGTAGCCGCCGCCGACGCCCGCGCGAAAGCCGGCATGGCCGCTGCTCAGAAGATCATGGATGCTGGCGGCCCGGAACCGGGGAGCGGTCACGACGCGCCCGGCATTGCTTCTCCTCGAGCCATGGGCGCATCGGGAACGTTCCTCAATGCGATCGGCGAAGGCATTCCAATTGCCGGTCCATATGTGGACAAGGCCCTGACGGCCACGGCGGCGGGCATCGGCTCGCTGCTGACCGGGGAGCCTGCTTCCAAGGTCAACCAGGAGATGACCGACATCCAGCAAGAAAGCCGTGCCGCGCACCCGATCGCGCGCACCGCCGGCAATGTGACGGGCGCCGTGGCCGGCACGCTCCCGGCGATGGCCGCGGCGCCTGAGATGTTCGGCATCGGCGTTGCGTCGACCCCGTTGCGGTTGCTGGCCAGCACTGGGTCTGGCGCAGCCGTCAACGGTGCGGATGCTGCTGTTCGCTCGGGTGGCGACACTCGATCGACCTTGGTGGGTGGCGGCATGGGAGCTCTGACGGGCTTGGCCGCGCCGATCGTAGCGCCGTTGATCGGTCGTGGCGTCAAGGCAGTTGCCGACAAGGTTCAGCTTAGCGCCATTGCCAAGGCGCTTGGTTTAGACAAGAGCGCCACCAAGTTACTGGCGAGCGCTGTTCGGCAGGATGCCGTAGAGCCCGGCGCGCTATCGCAGCTTGGCGATGACGCCATGTTGATGGATCTCGGCCCAAACCTGCGTCACACGGCCGGCGCCATCGCGGCAACGCCTGGAGAAGGCAAGGCCATCGTGCGCGGCGCGATTGGTGCGCGCGATGCCGACGCCAACTGGCGCATCCGGTCCAGCCTCAACGAGACGCTTGGCGAGGCTCCTACGCCGTCGCGCATCATCGACCGCGCGACCCGCAACCAGCAGTATCTTCAGCCCGAATATCGGGAAGCCTTGCGGGAGGCTTCACCAGTCGATTCCGCGCCGATAGCTCGCTATCTCGACGCGGAGGCCCAGACGCTTCGCGGCGAGGCGCAGAAGGGCGTTCAGCGCGTTCGGAACATGCTGAACTATGCGCCGACGCCCGACGAAATAGCTCGCGCTCGCGCAAGTGGCCAACCACTGCCGGAGCCGGGGCTGATCAGCGACGCCGGGACGCTGCTGAACGCTCGACACGCCGTCGATGACCTGCTGGAAACCACACAGGGTAGCAATGCCCTGAACGCCCTTCAGACCGCCCGTCAAGCGATCGATGACGAGCTTCGCGCCACGGTGCCCGGTATAAAGGAAGTGGATGCCAAGTACGCCGAGCTGGCTCGCCAGAAAGATGCCGTTCAGCGCGGCCAGACGGTGCTTTCCAGCGGTCGGGAGGCCCCGCGGCCCAACGAGCTCGCCGAGGAAGTCAGGCGAGGCGCGCTGCCGCAGGGCGTGCAGGTCGGCCCGTCGGCCGTGCCGCTGCGGTTGCGTGAGGGAGCCCGCGCCGAGATTGAGCGCATTGTAGGAACCAACGCAAATGATCGCGTCGCTCTTCAGCGTCTGATCAAGGGTGAAGGTGACTGGAACCGCGCTCGCCTATCGACCTTGTTCGGCTCCGACCGGGCAAAGGCGATTATCGATCTGCTCGACCGCGAAAAGCTCTTTGCCGACACGTCGAACATCGTCACGCGCAATTCCGAGACGGCGGCACGCATTGCAGCCAGGGACGCCATCGACGGCAGTGGCAGTTCGGGGTTCGGCGTGCGCGAGGGCTTCATTGCCGGCGGTACACGCGGCGCGGCTCGTGCGGCAGGTACACGAGCTGTAGAAAGCGTCATCGACGCTCTGCGCAATGGCGGGAACGACAAGGCAATTGCCGATATGGCGCGCGGCCTAACAGGCGGCCCGCAACAGAGCGCCGTGCTGGATGCGTTGATGAGGGTTGGCCAGGGATCTAGGCTTCAGCAGTCACAAGTCGATCGTGTGGCGCGCGCGCTGCTGCTCGGCGGAGGGAATGTCGCCAGCCGCCCGTGAGCGGCGCTCCTTCCAATCTTCATAGATCCAGACGAGCAAGACCAAGAACATGCCGAAGAGCATGCCGACGATGAAGTCATTTGACATATGGCTTAGAAACCAGCCGGAACCTTGGTGGATCACGGCTAGGACGGCGATGGCGATCACCGCTGCAATGAGCTGAAGGACGGTGGTGCGCGACATAGGTGCGGAACATAATGCGAAACCGGCATCAGGAAAAGGGAGGGGTGATAGCAAGCTACTACCGCAACGGCACGTTGCAACTTGTTTCGATTCCTGATTACCTCAGCGCGTTGTTTCTAAGCGGGGGTACGAAATGAGATCAATACTTGCTTGCTTGGCTATTCTGGCCTTTGCGGTCACGGCCCATGCACATAGTGGTGGCACCGATTCCAACGGGTGCCACACCAATCACAAGACCGGTCAATATCACTGCCACTAACCATCAGCCCGCGTCATTGGTCCTTCCGTGGCGCGGGCTTTTCTGCTCCCTCGATCAGTCTCGCCGCCTATCGGCGCGCCTTCCGCCAGCCAGCCGCTCGTGCCTCGGCCTCGCTGCAGAACCACCGCTCGCCGTACTGCGGGCTGATCTTCGTCTCCCAATAATGCTCCTGGCCGGGAACATGGTAGATCCGCTCACCGGTGTTGATCGAGATATTGCCCTTGATGTCGCAGTCGCCCGTGGTGCTGTTGAGCAGCCCGGCGGGAAGGAGCCGGGCAACCTTTTCGAGGCTGCTCGGGCTTGCAGTGAAAAAGACAGCCAGCGGAACCATCACCAACGGGAAGAGATATCGCAGGGGCCACAAACGCCGTCGTCGGTGCCGGAGGCCCTTACGCCAACGGTCAGCTTGGTTCGCGCCTTGATGACTGTGGACTTTGCCCACGCCCCTTCTCCCCGAGCGGAGAATGCTTTCTTTCAGTGCTTGAGTCCAGACCGGAACATTAGAGTAGAGTTCTCTAACGGTTCTATCTCGGTTGAGGCTGCTAGATTAGCTTCCGCTAAAATGCTATTGCGAGCGCGAGGGCTATTTCGTGAGATATTCGCAAAGGCATTTTGGATTGGTGTGGCTGCTCCTGGCCGGCGATGCCGAGGCCCACGACTGGTATACCGGCAAGTTTGATCCCGTTCTGCATCACGTTTGCTGCGGCAACAAAGATTGTCACCCAATAGACTCCGGCGACGTCAGGGTGACCAAAGACGGCTACTACGTCAGGCCGCCGAGCTCCGCCTACTTGAATGGATATCAGGAAGCGGAGTGGTTTATCCCAAGAGAGCGTGTCCAGTCCTCACCAGATGATAGTTACCACATGTGCGAGCGTCTGATGACGTTCCATCGGACGGTCATTCCTCATACGCAATTCGAAACCTACCAGAGATACACTTGGACGTGCTTCTTCGCGCCAAAGGGCACAAGCTCGATCGCGCCCTAGGAACGGCCAGCGCTGTTCCTGAAACTCAGGGAACGCGCAGACGAATTAGGTAGCCTAATCGACCAGAGGCTTCGTCCGCTTCGGCGCTACATGGCTGGTGACGATCCGCACGGCACTGCGTTTGACCGTGATGCCTAGATCCTTGCCGCCAACCGTCACCGTTTCCTCGTCGACGCGCAGGACTTCGCCTATCAGATCGATCTTCTGCCCGCTGCTTATGTTCGGTGTCGTGTCCACGATGCTGTGAGGCTGGTTATAGCTCGGGATCAATACGCTGATCCGATCCTCTGTAACGCGCTTGCGCACCGTTGCGGTGATCGCGACCTCGTCGCCGACTTTGATGGTGCCCTTCGCCATGGGAATGAGTCTGGCGCGGCCGGCGGCTTAGTCAAGCAGTTGCTAATATTTACGAACGGACACGGAACGGTCGGTCGCTATTCCGGTTTTAGATGGCAGCGGTCATGTCCGCTTCTGGGTGGAGAGCCCGTCGCACATTCTCTCCGGCGACGGGCTTTCCTTGATTAGGCCATCTGACAGTTTACAGTGCCCATGCCCCGGAACCCAACTGGTCTCTTGGGACACGGCCCGGCCCGCGAAATCCTGTGTCACCTAGATTAGCGAGCCGGGCTGTGGGGTGTTCCAAAATTGCTATTGGCAGTCTGCCGGCGATGAGGAATATAATCCTCCCCGGTGCGGCGACCCGTTCACGAGGATCGCCATGACTATGAAATTCCCCTTCGTTGAAGACACGCTCGGCAAGAAGCTGGAGGCCGGCACCGGCATGTTTGTCGACTGCCTGACTTGCAAGCGACACGTCGTGCTGGACGTTGCCGCGTTGGTGCAGCGTCTCGGCCCTGATCAGCCCTGCCTGCATTGGGATCTGGTGAAGGTAATCTATTGCGCCGGTTGCCGGGCAGCGGGCCGCGACGATCGGAACCTGCAGTTCACCAATCGCGCAAAGACGCCCGATCAGCGTGCCAGGAGGTAGAGGCAAAGGCCGGCCATCACCAAGCTTGCCGCCATGCCAATCATATCCCGCTGCCGGTAGCGCCAGACCGCGCTGGCGAGCATCAGGGCGGCGATTGCGGCGATGTAGATCGGGACAAACATCAGTCGGGTAGTGGACAGCGGAATAGCATCGCGCCCGTTGGCGATCGGATCTCCAATGCCCAGCGTCCTTCAGGGAACGAGATGTGCTGCTTCAGCAGGCTAACCAGAATGCCGAAGCAGGTCGTCTTAGCTTCTTTCTTTGGGATGTTTAGGGCGACATAAACTCGTCGCTTTGCCGTGGAAAACGTGCAGGGGCCGCCGGCCTGAGCCGACGCAGCGCAAATAAGCGCAGCGTTGCTTCCACTGCTGGCCAAGACCTCAGAAGGCAGCATCACCAACATAGCAATTGCGGCGGCCACCAAGGCTCGCATTTTTTCCCTATTCGTCGCCAAAGAATTCCATCACGACACCTAAGTCGCGCCGCCCTGTCCGTGAGCTTTTATGCCAGAGAATTCCCCAAAGCCCGGTTTCTTCAAGATCCTCGGTGGCTCGTACGCGCGCCCCATCGTCTGGAAACTGCTTTTTCAAAAGCGCGCTAACCGCTTCAACTCCGCCTTGCCGATAAGCCTGCACATAGATGTCATCTGCCATGGTTCGCCCGCCACAATTTGTCTTGTAACGACTAACGGATCTTCCGGATTAGTTCGTCGCTTATGACGATCCGGAATGTGTTGTCGTCGATCACGTTCACAGCCCTCCCGTCGGATAGAAACGCTTCCTTCATGGTCGGCACATCCTGCGCCGGGCCGCTTAACGGCTGAAAACGACGATAATTCTGATAGAATACCACCTCGTATTCGCGGCCACTGTCTCCGCGGCAAAGGTGACGCTCGATTTCTTTGCGCATTACTCTCTCCCCCAAACGCGAAGGTACATTTGCGCAACTGCGGAGCCTGCGCAAGTCGAGCTTGGCAGTTGATCAAGTCGGTACATGTGATCTAGACCTGCCTCCCGGTGGAGGAGGCAGGCTATAGTGCATCACCTTAGGCCGCCATCCGCAGATGGAGCCGGCGCTTCTTCGTCTTACGGAACCAGACCACAGCCAGCGCCTTCCAAAACGGCCAGCGGTGGGCATGGCTCATCACCTTTGCGTCGTCCTCTGCCGTTAGGAACATGTCGCTGATAGCTGTGGTGAGATCCTGAGGCTCGAACTTTTGGCAATAGTCCTTGTTCGTCATCAGGTATTCTGCAGCTCGAATATGGTGGCCGGTGATCGGTGCCAGATCTGCATTCGCCAACACTTCTAGGATTCGGCGGGCGCCCATTGCAGTCTGCCGAGCAACAAGATTGCTCACCGTGGTAACCGCGATTGTCTCGCGAGCCCGATAGCGGCCGTTTCCGGCTGGCCCCTTCAAAACGGTGACGCCAGCGCGCTGGCACACTTGCTCGACCGTGACGGCATCTTCATCTTGGGCAATGACTGCCGCTTGATGCAGTTGCAGAGGCGTCACGGCAAGTCTGTCAGTGTTTTGACCAACGAATGCCGCCGCCTGCGATGAGGTCTCCGGCGCGTCCACGATCATCACTGGGATGCGTTCGACGTTCGGATTGCTCGCCGCGGCGATAGCTGTGTGCTGCCCATCCAGAACCATCAACACGGTCCTGTTCTTGTGGCGACCGTATGCACATATCGGCGGCTTGAACCTCGTCCAGCAGAAGCGCTGTATCATTCTTCTGATCTGACGCTGCCCCTTTTCGCCGATCGACCGCTGATACGATCCGTCCACAAACAGGGTTTGAGGGTCCACGAGCTCGCACTTAGGCAACTCGGTCAATGGGACGCCGGGCTTGAGACCCGAGATGTCGATTGGGGATATGGGGCGAATGTCGGTCATGAATTCCTCCTCGGGTGCGACGGAGGAAAGGAAGAGCGTAAGGCCACCCTAGTCTAGGAAGCTGTCTGCTCTACTCACGCTATCCCTGTTTTTTGTGCCCGCTATTCACTGCCCAATGCTAGATGACGCTTACCGCGCGCACGGCGGCGGCAAAGAACAATGTGAGCGAAGCGATTGCGACCAACGGCGTGAGGTAGAGCGTTAAGTTTACGACTACACTCTTCCATCCCTTCTTTACGGGCTCCTTGCCGTGCCGAATGTCACGAAGGTAGTCATTGTATAGGTTGGCGGCGAAGGAAAAATTTACATAGGCCAAGCCACCTGCGGCTAGGGTCGTGGCCACCCCGTAAATCAGCAACGGACCACACGCCTGGTACAGCCTTGCTGTGGCTGATCCCGCTTGGGAAATTGCCAGCAGAGATCCCGCGTGGACAGTTAATAGAGACGACAGCACCCATTTCCCATACTGAAACTGACGCTCCAAAACTGCTAGCAGCAGCTCCTTTTGGGTCTGGTATCGAGTTTCGAAGGGTATGATGGACGGCCTAGGCTTGACGGCATTGGATGCTTGCTTGGCGGAGTCGCGACGGCGAGGGGTTTTGTCCGTCATGATTTTTTGGCCAACCTTACGCCTGGGCTGCCGTGGTTCAGGAACTCGATGCCGGCCTCTTCGAGAGCCCGCTGGACGGATTGAACATTCTGAGCCCGACCGGCGATGGGGGCCGCTCCGGCCGCCTCCATGCTCCGTATCGTGTTCACATGTACGCCTGCCGCGTTCGCCGCTTCTTGTTGCTCCATCCCCACGAGCGCCCGTGCGGCTTTTAGTTGGTTGCCGGTAGTCAGCATTGATATCCCTCTCTTGCCGAAAATGTGTACCACACACAGAAACAAGTTGACAACAGCCATTTCCCGTTTACGTTAATGATACACAGCTTATCGTGTATGAAACACAAAACGGGAGAAGTGCAATGCCGAACACCTGTGTTCGGGCAGCCGCCGAAGGTTTGCCCGCAATCAACCGCCGCAAGGCGCTCGCCTTCCTGACCGGTGGCATAGCTGCTGCCGCTGTGACGCTGCCGGCCGTTGTCGCTAATGGGGCGCCGGCTGCCTCAACCGTTCAAGACGTTCTGTCAGCCTGCCATGCGGCGGAAAATCGCCTTGGCACCTGCGAGACTCGCGAGGCCTCGATCGCCGAGGCTCTCGGGGATGCGTTGTTCCCTGAGTGGAAGACGCCCGGTGGCGTAGCTTCCCGCTGGTCGCACGTCCCAATGACCTTCCGCACCTCCAAAGCACTAGAAGCCGAAATCGAGAGAAGGCGGGAGCTGATCGAAAAGTCTTTTGGAGGCGGTCTCATGAACCGGCCGGCCTATGAGCGGTGGATGGGCGACATCGAGGCGCAAGGCAAGGAGGGGTTGGCGTGGCTCCGAGAGCGGGAAGCCGTTATCGACGCCAGCGGCTATCACGACGCGTCTGACCAGACCGACGAAGCCTTCACCGAGGCCCGCGCTGCCTTCCAGGCAGTGATGGAACTTCGGTGCGAGACCATCGAGGAGGTTCGCGCCAAGGCTGCCTGCATTATCCGCGTCTACAAGCGCTTGGGTGTGACCATAGACGGTGACGACCTCGTCGCCTGCATGTCGTCGCTCTGCGAGGAGGACTGACCATGGGTGAGGTAGTTCAATTCCGCCCTCGGCCGGCGCCGGACGTCAAGGACGAACTCGCCGAACTCGTCGCCTGGATCAAGCCCGCCAGCGACTGGTGGACCGGCCGTATGCAGATCGAGCTGGCTCGCCATGCTTACTTTGCGGCGGACTATCGCCGCCTTCTGGCAGGTAGGCAGTACGGCAAGGAACACGCCACCTATATCGAGGCGCGGGAGCTAGCGGAAACGACGCAGCTCCTGTGGCGGACAGAATGCCTAAAACAGATTTTCATCCCTGCTGAAGCGGTCCGCCATCTCCGCTGGAAACAGGACTGGCTGCGGCGGCATGGGGGCGGCACTCCCGAAACCGCGCTGGCAATTGCCCGCGATGATGCGGCACTGGTCGATCGCATCGAACTCCACAAGCGCCAACAGGCGGGCCGCAAGGCCAACCGCGCGACGGTGCTGTGA